TCCCATCCGGCATCAGCGGCGGTTTTGAGCGTCTCAGCGAAGGCTTTGGCATCTCCAGCGTCTTCGGTGCCGAAAGTCATCGTGGGGGGCCTGCCTGGCAGCGCATTGATCTCCAGGAACTGAGCGAAGAGCTGATCTCTCACCGTCTGGCCCAAAAGTAGCGCATCAAACGCTTCAATGTCCTTTCGCACCTCGCCCTGAATGCCACTGGCCCCGCCTCCGATGCCGGTTGGGCTGGCGATGCTGCTCAAGGTCTGCCCGAGGATGAGCTTGGTCTTCTCGCGCTCGGCGGTCTCGTGATACTTGGCGAAGGCATCGCCGTGGCTAGCCGACACCTCATGCACTTCCACCTTGGTCTCGTCGCTGATGGCTAGGCCAAAGAGGCGGCTGGCGGCGCTGAAGGCGGCCTCCAGGGTGTAGCGGCTCTCATCATCCCCGGTTGGGAAGTGCCCGACCATGAACGGCGCGCCGTAGCGGTCGAGAAACCGGGTCCACCAATCGCGGTTCTGGGTGCTGAACAACCACCAGAACAGCAGCGTGCGCATTGCTCCGCCCCAGTTGTCAGGCGTGCTCATCACGTGGCCGCGATGGACGATGAACTCGTGAGTGTCCACCGGCTCAAAGGTATTGTTCGCCATCCGCGTGAGGGAAGCCACCCCTTCCAGCCTCATGCAGCCGGTGCTGTAGTCGAGCAGTTGCGGATCTTGGTGCTTCAGGCTGGCCAGGTCAAAGCGCAGGCCCTTCACCTCCGCTGGCTTCCAGCACTTCTCACTCACAGACACCGGGTAAAGGGTGGCATCGAGCATCTCTGCGAAGCGAAGGATCAAATTCGGCACCCGGTCGAGCAGCGCCCGGCACTCATCTGCCGCTCGCACGTCGTCGGGGTTGTTTTTGTCCACTGGCAGCACTTGCGGCGGCTTGTTCAGCACGGCCATCTTGCGCGTGGCCAGCGATCCCCAGATATGAGGGTCACTTTGAATGATGTCGCGGTAGAGCGCGAAGAGTCGCTTTGTGCGGCCCTGTTCGGCCTCGCCCAAAATGACATGCAAGTCATCCACACTGACCAGGCTCGCCCGGTTGGGCTCTCCGTGCACCGCCGACAGCTCGGCACGGCGGCGGCGAGGCACGAATTGACGGGCGAAGAAGGTCTTGAGCTTGTCAGAGAGGCTAGGCATTGGAGTGGCGCTTGAGTTTGTTGAAGAACTTCGCTAACGGCCTCAGCACTCCGCGCCGCGCTGGCCCGTGTGGCGAGCTGCCCACGGCCACGCCGCTGGCTTCCACTCGGCCCTTCTTCTTCAGCCCCCAGAGCGCCAGCTTGCCCGCGTCCCACGTGTCCCCGTGCTGCCCTACCGCGTTGGTCTCAGTCTGGAACAGTCCTTTGATCTTCTTTACGAGCCGTCGGTCATCCTTGATCCATGCCGCCGCCGGGCTCGCGATCTGGCCGTCTGTGTGCGCGTTGGCGAACAGGTTGCCGAGCAATTGCTTGGCAATCATCGTCTCGCCCGCGTGCTCCATCTTCTCGCTGCCCTTGACCAGATAGACCGCGCAATACTTGCGGAAGAGCTTGGCCAGGCGTTGAGCGAAAAAGGTCTCGTTGGTGGCATCAATCACGCACGCCCGCACACGCTTCCCGGCGCTCTGGAGGTCGTCGAAGATGCACTGCACCATAGCGATGGTCACCGCCTCGTCTGCGCTCTTGAAGGCCAGCACCAAGCGCTCATTGAGCAATCCGCCATAGTCCTCCATGACGCTGAGGCCGCTGGGGTTGCTCGTGGTCTTGTCAGTCGTGGCCAAGTCCAGACCAATCGCCACCGCACCGGACTGCAAATGGTCGGTCCAGCTTGAGGGGATAGCTTCGCGTGGCGTCATGCGACAAGCTTCAGTTGTTCCGTGATGCGGATGGCCACACCCCCGTCTTTGCCGCGCTCCTGGGCGGAGATCAGGTCACTCAGTGACAGCGCACTCGCGCCGCCGGTGACGAATTGCAGCAGGTAGTTCCGATCAAAGGCATCCTTGTCGATGGCCAGCTTCCGGGCGTCTTCGATGCTGATCGGCTTGCCCGTCTTCAGGCTATACAAAGGCAGGCCAGCCGCGTCGAAGTCATGCGCATCCGCACGGTGCACGGGGTAGCCGTAGCCTTCCTCGTCGCTATTGGTCTCATACCAGTTGCCAGCGGCATTCACGGGCCACGAATCGCGCTGCGGCAGCAGCATCTCGAAGGTCGGGTGCGAGTCATCGGAGGGCGGGCTCGTGGCCATCCACAGAAGCCACGTCGGGTTCCGGCTGATGATCGGCTCCACGGCATCCATGGTCGCGCGGAAGTCGGGCCAGAAGGCGCACTCATCGCCAAACACATCGCCGCTGTAGCCGCGTGCCGTGTCGGGATTAGGGCTCAGCACGCGCGTGCGGCTGAAGGCCGTGGTGCTGTGCCGGATCGTGCACTCGAGCTTCGAGTGCTCGAGTAAATCCGCGATGGCCGCCGGATCGAGCAGCTTGCCATTGTCGTCGTCCGCGTTGGTCACCAGTTGCTTGCCCGCTTGGGCGGCAGCGATGCGCATGGCATCAATCAGCTTCGTCCACACTTGCACCTCTTTGATGACGATCTCTTGGCCCATATTCAGCGAGCCCGACACGTAGCACGCGAGGTGGTTCGGGAGGCTGATGCACCGGCTCAAGGCCTTGTTGCCGAACAGGAACGATTTACCGCCCTGCCGACGCCAGAGCATCCACAGCATTCGATATTTCGACCAGAACACGGCCTGTTGCGGCGGAGTTAGCGTGATCAAGGGGGCTGGCGATGCTTTGGCCATGGCTAATCCTGGCCCTCCGTTGGTGCCTTGCCCCACAGCAGGTCATGAAGGAGGTCCATTTGAACCTCTTTGCTCTTCCCGCTGTTGAGGATGTTTTGAGCCTGCGGATCGCCTGCCCACTCCATGAACTTCTTCACGGCCAGCGTTCGGAACTTCTTCACATTGAGCCCGTGCTTTTCCGTCTCCAAGGTGAGCTTCTTTTCTTGGAGCGCGAGGCCTTGGCGCACATGGTCAGAGGCACGTAGCGCGATGAACTTCTTCATCACAGTCTCTTTGTCCTCATCCTCCGCTTGCTCCATCTCTTCGAGCAAGTCACCGGCGATGATGGCCGCGATGCCATCGGTGAGATGCACACCGCCTGCTTTGACCAGTTCGAGCGCGTGTTGAGCCTTCGAGCGTGTGCGTTCCAGCTCCTCGTTTCGGTCCATCCACTCAGCGAAGCCCCCAGTGCGCCAAGCGCTCAGATTCTGGTCGCTGATCGGCTCGCCGGCGAAGTGCTCTTTGAGGATGGCTTGGGTCTCGGGCAACTCGTTCACCCAAGGCAGAATGACCCCCGCCGTCTGGTTATCCAGCAGCCGTAGGTTCAGCGCATCGCGGACGCTCTTGGGCAGTCGCGCGATCTTGCCTTTGCGTGTGGTGAAATCGGCCATGGGTTCCTTATTCCTGATTCCTGATTTTCGATTGGCCGCGCTCGAAGTCGGCAATGTCCAGCTTGGTCAGGTGCCAGCCACGGCACTCGTTGCAGTAGTAGCTTCTGAGTTTGCCGGGGTTGTTTTTGCGCCGTCTGAGGGCCTTCTTCATGGCCGCCGTGGCGTCCGCCTTCGACGCATAGAGGTTCTTGGTGCAAGGGTTCATATGGAGCGCCAGAGAAGGACTTGTCCGCCGAAGCTTCAGCGAAGGCGGATGAGATTGCGCAGCTCACTGATGCGGTGCGTTTTGACGAACACGCCGTCACCTGTCGCGTTGTCGCGGGTGCCTGTGGTCTTGGCTCCTGTGTTGCCCTCGACCGTGGTCACGATATTGCCATCATACCGGGTCACGATGCCCACGTGTGGCCATGTGAAGGTCACGATGTCGCCGCGCCGGGGCGGCGTGCTGTTCGCGGGCACCACGCGCCAGTAGCGCGGCACACGTTCGTCATACTTGCCTTTTGCCCAGCCTTCCAGGTCGTAAGCTCCGGCAGTCTGCGGACGCGCCCACTTCACGCCACCATGAATAACGACGGCTTGCAGGAGGCACCAGTCCACGAAGGCCGCACACCAAGCCCAGGGGCCGGGCTTCAGCCAGCTCGCCCGCTGATACTCGCGCACCATGGGGCCGTTATTGTTGCCACCTTCCTCGCGCACGCCCACTTGGCTCTCTGCGATCTGAGCGATCAGCTCGGGGAAGTTGTCGCCATCGCGCAAGGTCACGTGACCACTGGCAATCAGCTCGTGAGTCACATCACGCGGACGTTGCATCTCAGCCAGTGCGCCGCCGATGTCAGCAAGAAGGTTGCGGAGGTAAGGCATGATCGTGAGGAGCTGTGAAAGATGTTCAGCACACCGGCCCAGGCAGTGCGGAAGCGCGGACAACGCACCCCCAGACCGGCGGCTGAAAGGGGTGGGGTTAAGCCTTGGGCTTGGGGTTTGCGGCTTGGGGCTTGGTGGCGTAGGCGGCGGCAGTGTCCACCAGGCCTTGCGCGCCGATGTAGGTCATGCCCAGCGTGATGATCTTTTCGATCAGCTCGTTGTCGATGCCCAGGCCCGATAGCAGTGCGCTGAAGGCGGCCAGTGAGACTGCCACCCAGAGCTTCCGTGATTTGAGTTTTTCGATCATGTGTTTATCCTTCGTGATGCGCCAGAGTTTCAGTTTGTCCCACAAGGTCAGGCGCGGCCCTTGAGGGGGTTCTTTGAAGAAAATGCGGGGTGGATTCATGACGGGTAGAGCGTGCGCAGGAAGGCGATGTCTGTGGCGCTAAGGGCCTTGTTCCAGCCCACTGAAAAACCGTTGGTCGTGAGGCTCTCAGGCACGGGATAAAGCATGATGCTCTCACGGTCGAAGCTGGTGCCTTGGTAGCCGGTGCCTCGGTAGCGGTTCAGCACTTGAAAGTCGATCTGCTCGCGGCTCCATCCCTGCGTGCTCTCGTAGTAGCGATAGACCGCTTCTTTGTTCCAGGGGATACCTGCCTTGGGATGCTGATGCTCGTGCTCGATGCCGATGGCGTGCAAGGTCTCATGCCAGGTCACGCGGTCCCACTCCTCTGGCGTGTCGCCAAACACACCGGCCATCAGGGCAAGGTTCATCGTGGGGGCATTACTCGGCACCGCCCGCGCTGCGACACCCACATACGACCAATGGCCTTTGTCGCGGTCGAAGCGCACACGGATCTCTGCGGCGCCCGTCGTGACTTGCACGAAGGTCAGGTTCACCAGCTCATCTATCGCGGCCATGCG